CAATGGTCTTCGGCCCGTCTGTTTACGACGTACCACTGCTTCCGTACGAAAGAGAATTAATCAAGACGATTGGGATTACAGAAGAAGAGTATCAACTATTTGCGGCTGAAGTTAGGCGGCGCGGTCGATTAAGACCTGCAGAATATGAGCACATTCCAGACATTAAAAACGATATTGCGATAACGCCTATTCTCATCAACCTTGCAATCAGCTTGGTTCTGACCGGCGTTGCATACCTGCTGACGCCAAAGCCCAAGATGCCTTCGGCTCCCAAGTCAGGCAGGCTTGATTTAGAAAGCATCACAGGAGCTAGCCGTTTCACTCCATCTAGAGGATTTGAAACATTAAACGAGCTGGCGGACTACGCATCACCAATACCCATCATCTTTGGCCTATACAACGAAAGAGAAAAAGTTGGTGGCATGTTGATCGAGCCACGCTTGGTGTGGTCTCGGATGTTTAGCCATGGCACACAACAACAAGCCAATCTTTTGTTCGTTGTGGGCGAACAAGGCATTAGGACTGAAAGCGCCAACGATGGCATCGCCCCACCCTCGTTAGAGGGCATCTTTTTAGGTAACAACGCTTTAGACGTTATTTATGACGACCTGTTTGCTTTCTATTGGAAGCGAGGTTACACCCAAGAACAGGGCGGCTTTGTCCGTAAAAAGCATTTTCAAGAAGGAGACAAAGGTGTAGGTAACTTAAGTTTTGGTCCAAACAACGAAGTTTTTGTATGTCCTAGTGGTGCAGAAGAAAACGACCCAAAAGCTTTTTGCCATGCGTTTTCACCGGTTAACAACACGCAGTTTGGCATGTATGGAGCAATCGTTAACGGAACAGGTTATAGGTTAAACTATCGAGTAATTACTGTCCCCAGGGATGACATAAACGACAAAAAACAAAGAGTTAATATAATTAAACGCATAAAAGTTATTGGCGATTTAAACCTAGGTAGAGACGGAGACTCTTCAAAAGGCATAGACCCTGGGACTATTCCAAGCCAAAGTGCCAATTATTTAAAAGAGGTACGAAAACAAAAGCATGAAGGCGAAGGCCGTCAGTACAGCCCACGCATGGGAGTAGTCCATCATATTCGTGGCCAAGCTGACACAACAACCAGTGACGCTGAATTGACTAAAATTGTCGATGTTGAGGTAAATGACTCAATAATCTTTTTAATATCTAATAGCAAGATAGATGCAAATGCTTACGCATCAATAGGAGATCAACTTGGCGAAAAAGTAGACGACATTAATTCAACAGTTTTGGCCGAACAGATTGCCGCTGACGCAGCAATGCAAAAAGGCGAAATATTTGCCATAGGCAATACCCTGTGGAAAGTTATTGACAGGCTGCTTATTGAATTTAATCCAGAGAATAAAGAAAACGATGATCAAGAAATTACACTTAGGTGTATTGATACAAGTGAATCATTAGAAAACAAAATAGGCATAGTAAGCTTAAACAGGGTTGTCAACCCAACTGTTTATCTTGACGATCGTCGTGGTGTTGGAGCGGGGTTCTTCCCTTTAACCCAGATTGCGACAGCAACCGTGCGTAATAATCGCCCAGCAGTTGTCACGGAGTTAGGAATCAAAAGCACGGTATATCAAAATTTACAAGGGCTATGTTCTTTCCCTGGGTTGCCATCGTCAGATGAAATCAATGAATACGACGAGGGCAATGTAACGGTGACCACCGGAACGATTACAGCAACAATTGCAAGGTCTTCGTGTTTTAGAATTTTTATTAGAAAGGCAGGACTTAATCCAAGCGGCAATTCGCGTGATTTTAGAGCTTTCCAGTTGCGATTTGTGGTTGTAGGCCAAAGACCTGTAGCTCAGTACAACTTTATTAGGATTGAAAGCCCGAGAGGTCTAGGGCCAGAGGAATTTGAATTTAAAATTGTGCCTATACCCGGCTCTGAGTTAAGAGCGCTTCCAGACGATGCTAAGTTTATAAAACTTTCAGCAACTATTCCAAATAACGATTCCGAAACATCTTTGGTTAACGAGCCAGCCAGCGTAGGTAATATTGATGGAGTGTTTAGGGTTATTGCCGCTGGGTCGGTAGTAGAAAAATCAGCGATACGGTTCAATAGAGAATTTACAAGAAAGCCTAGCTTTGGTTTCATTCCTCCAGGCTTGGGCGCCCCGTCTGTAGTTGTAGTGCAGAATGTTCTTCCTGCAGACAGTGCGGGCACTGAAAATCAAATTGATTCAGTCGAGTTTGTAGGGAATTTTTCAAACGAAAGCAATGCAACAGCGGGCCGAATAGGAGCAATGACATACGAAATTGCTGATAATCCTGACGACAGCTCTGTTGCGGTGGATCAAACAATCACGGTTGTCACGAAAGAATTTTTAAATGCTAATGACGATTTAAACTTTGTCATTGTGCGTTGGACTTTAGTCAAAAGACGATTGTCTAGCGGACATTATGCAAGAGTGTACGGCGGACAGGACACTGTTTGGACACCTACAGGCATTGAAGTGCTGGCCAGTTCAGGCAATTATGCTCCTGGCAGCCAGCTAAGAATAAAGCGCGGTATAGGTGGAACAAACGTCCCAGGGGGTGATAGCAATCCTTATCAAAATAGCAATCCTTTCAAACACGATCGAACCCCAGATAATGAACGTAATCTTCGTTACTCTGGGCAAGCCTTTAAAGTGACATCTGTAAGGACAGTTGAAGCCATACCAGGAAGAACAAACGGTTTTTACTATCAGCTGTTTGCTCTTGAGAATCATTTTGCAGATAGTTTGCCTGTTGGGACAGTCAGAACAGTTTCGCAAACCTATACCGAAGGTAACAAGAGCATTCGTCTCCGCTATAAATCTGCAGTCAAGCAACTTGCAAGTAACCATTGGTCAGGCGAAACAAAAGCTTGGACTGATCCAAGTATTGATATAGTCGAGGGAAATAGCACGACCTCTAACTGGGAAATTAACGATAGATTTGGTGCGGTCTTGAGTATTGCAAACGATAATCCCTTCCAAACTGTCTATAGTCTTTCTGGGTTCAGGTTTAAAATAGCTCAACGAGAGGAATTGCCTGGGTCAAGCACCATAGACGCGGAAGTTTTCTTTGAAGACCAAAGCCAGTACGCAGATGTTAGTTTTTATAGAAGCCTTGTCAAAAAATCAAACGAAAGCGAGCCAGAGCATGAAGTCGTTTACGTGAACGAAATACTGCCTAACGACCCAATCCCTTCGTACAACGATTTAACGATGGCCGGTCTTTCTCTAAAGGCCAGTCGTAATTTTACGCAGCTAGACCAATTACGAACTTGGATTGGTAGAGGGATCCACGTAGAAAGATTGCACGCAGATCTAAATACTTACGAACCAAACGGTCAGTCAAAAGGCCCAAGCAATCTACTGACAGATCTTGTGTTTTACTTATTTACCGATCAGATGGGTGGTGCGGGAGGGTTAACGGGAATGACGGCGGCAAATCCAACCTTGATTGAAAAAGACAAGTTAAAAGAAACTTCCAAGTTCTTACGAAAGCAGAAATTGTTTTTTAATGGCGTTATTGGCGAAAACGTTAACTTGCGTCAGTTTGTAATGGACATGGCTCCAAATTTCTTGTGTAACTTTGTTTTAACCGATGGCAAATTTGCNTTGCTGCCTGCTATTCCGCATGTCCCAAAGAGTGGCNAAATTNAGCTTGGCNCTCTTAAAATCAGTCAGCTCTTTACGGCTGGAAACATTCTCCAAGATTCATTAAAGGTTGAATACTTAAGCTCAGAAGAGCGTAGACCGTTCAAAGCAAATGTCCGTTACAGGCAAGAAACCAAGAACAAGTTCCCAGAAGAAAAAGTTGTAGAAATAAAAGCTAAAAGAACAGTAAGCTATGACGCGCTACAAACATCTGCAAACATTGAAAGGGTGCCGCATGAGCAATTTAACCTTACGCAATTCTGCACGTCAAAAGAACATGCGATAAAAGTTGGCAAATACTTTGTAGCCTTGCGCCAACTCGTTACGCATACAATTAGCTTCTCGACAACTGTTCACGGCCTCGATCTCCAGGCTGGGTCGTTCATTAAAGTCTCCACAGAATCCAGTCCATACAGCCCTGCAAACAATGGAACGGTTAGCTCAACAGGAGTGGTGACCAGCGTTTCTCCGCTGAGCGATGGCCAGTACAACGTTTCTTATTACAAAACCAATTCAGAAGACGTGCAATCTGGGTTTATGGGCGTAAGCAACGGAATTGTTCAAGATGCAGCGTTTCATTCTTCAGTGTTTACGCTGGTTAATACTGAGGTGTCCCAGAACGTTTATGTTGTGGAGCAACTGACGTTCTCTCAAGAGGGCACTGTGGACATCGTTGCATCAGAACATCCTTGCAACGATGATGGGAGCAGTAAGCTCGCGCACATGATGCAAAGCGGGCCATTTGACATTAGCCCTGACGAGAACTTAAGCGACTAATGGCTTTTCCAGCACTTGTCCCAACCAGCCGTTCTTTTGATGCGGGGGACTACCCGATCAAAACGTTTAAGTCGCAAAACGGCGCTGAGACGCGGATTCTGTACGGCAGCAACCGCACCAACATGAAGCTGTCATTGAGTTATGCCAACATCACTGACGCAAATGCTGAGTTGTTTCTTGACCACTACGACGAGATGAAAGGCACGTTTACAACGTTTGGGATTGACGTTGCCAAACGTGGCTGGGAGGGCAATATTGATGCGATTGGAGCAGCAACCCATGGGAATGCGTACCGCTATGAAAGCGCACCACAATTAACGCAGGTGCGGCCTGGGGTTAGCACTGTTACAGTGAGTCTCATTGGCGTGATCTGATGGCAAAGTCTATAC